TGCTCCAAGCATTGCTGCCAAGAGATATCGCGGAGCCGCCGATAGCATACAGCGAGCGGTTGACCGCATCGGAGTTCTGGCGCGAAACGCCGGCCAGGCCGTAAGTGAGTTTGCTCCAGATTTTGAAAATCTCATATATGGAAGGCAGGTACCAGTTTCCGACCTCCAGCCCTTCGGAGTCGTAACCTACGGCTGCGCAGTATTCGGCCGCCGGATAAAGCGGCTTAAGCGAACTGTCGCTCGCTATGTAAGTCTTGCCGGCGAGCTTGTAGGTGTTGTCCTTGCCGCTCCGGAAGCGCTCCGCGAGCGCTCCGCGATGCGAAGGAAAGCGCGCCATGTAGTCGCGAAGATATCTCTCGTAGTTCTCCTCTCCGTCTCCGTAGATATTCCGAGCGTAAGCTCCGATTTCAGACGAATAAGAAGCGTAGCTGAGAGGATAAGTGCCGAGCGATGTTATCGGAGATGTCGGGTTGAGAATGCTCGAAGTCGCTGTCTTGATATATTCGTAATATTTACGCCAGTTGAGGCCCTTGTATTCTATGCCTACTCCGTTGATGCCGAATATATTGACATCCATAGGAGTGTCCTCGCCTATAAGGCGGTTGAAGGTAACGCCCGACATAGTAGGACTTATGTAGGTAATATAAGTGTCGTGTATGACGATGACCTTATCCTCTGCCGCATCGTAGAGAGCGCGGTAGGAGTGCCCCCCGAAGTCCTGGCCGGCAATGGCGGAGTTCAGTGCCTCGGCGAACGCGGAGAGCGAAGAGGTCTGCCAGGTAACCGGCACGGAAACGGAGTTAGCGGTGAAGTTCTCCGTATGGGCCGCCCCGTCCGTCATGGCGTTGCCGGTTAGGTACCAGCGGAACACATCCGCCCACTTCCGCGAGGAGCTTGTCTTGTGCACTACTATCGCCTTGTTGCCTTGGCGGTGCGCTACCACTCCGACCGCTGTCCAGCCGTCAGGGAGCGACTCGAAAGTATCGAGCGCGATATATTTTTTTACATTGTTCTCGTCCAAGCAGAGGATGTCGCCCACTTTGGGATATTTTACAATTGTATTTGCCATATTTTTCTATTTTTAAGCGTTTTTCCAGTCCGAAATTGATGAAGTTCCAACCGCATAATACAAGCCTCCGGAAGCGGCGCTTGTGTCGATGTAGAGCTGTCCGATAAATGCCGGTATGCCGAACTGTAGAGGAATGGTTTCAAGAGACGGAACACCGGCTCCGGAGATGACCGTCCGGAAGCCGCAGACCTTGTAGGCTTCCTCGGCATCGTAGGAGACAGCCTTGTGGTCGCCGGCATTGTCAACAAGAGCGGCGAGAGCGGCGAGCTCTTCGTTCACTCCGGCAAGCGCATTCGCAGCATCGTTCGCCGCAGTCTCCGCAGCCGTCTTCGCAGAGACAGCGTCAGTTTTAGCGGTTACAGCATCGCTCTTCGCCGCTTCAGCATCGCTTTTCGCCCCGAGAGCTGCCAAGAATGCAGCTTCAGCGTCCGTCTTCGCATCGATAGCGGTCTGAATGTCAGCTACAAGCTGGTCGAACATTGCGTTTATTTGTGCCGGTGTGGCATATTTCACGATGCCGGTTCCGGAATCCTGGATTAGCACCTTGTCATTGGATTTAACTTCGTCTATACGCTCGAAGTCAGCAGCGAATTTTTTACCAGCCATATTGATAAATTTTATTGTTTTGATTCATTTTTTTAATCTCCTATAGGGATGAAACGGCGTCGGTGTGTCTGCACTCCCTTGTTGCTTCGGCAACTCTCCACAATGCCCCAGAAACGCATCGCTTCCGTAAGGTACATTTCGCCGATTCTGCGAGCATCGGCGCTCACGGCGGCAACCGTCCTGGCATCTGCGTTCGAAGACTCGTCGCCGAGCTTCGATACAACTCCGAAAGGAGTGACAGCTACCGGATGATTGCGAATAAAGCGAGCATAAGCAAAATATGCCAGCGCTGTTTTTACGCCCTCGAAGCGGCATTTCACTCCGTTATTGTCTTCATAATATCCACCGTTCAGCAGCTTGTATTCGTTGAGCGGAAGTTCATTCTCATCCGCTACGATGATAGCATTCTCGCCGGTCTCATCGAGCAGACGAGTGCCGGCATCGTCCAGCGTTATTTCGCCGATATTGCGGAGCTTCTCATAAAGCTCCGCGCCAATAACCGGCGCTATATCCAGCAGTTCCGCCTCATGGATATAAATGTTAACGCGGTCTTCCTTAATATTGCCGGCGATCTGGCGGATCTTCCGGATATCTTCAACGGTTATCATCATGTCCTTAGTCCTTCAAGCAGTTTATTGATTTCATCCTCCTCGACTCCGTAAACGGTTGAAAGGATGACGAATTTTGCGCGTTCGCTCATGTCCTTGTCAGCAAGCAGCTCAAGCACCTTGTCGATGTTCTGCGCGAGGCGCTCCGCAAGAGTTGCGTTGACGCGATAGTACTTCGGCACTATCTCATAATTCTTCTCCACATTGATAGCCGGATCGTGCCATAAGTCGAAAATACGCTTAAATACGCGAGAGAGAATGTCTCGCTCGCTTTCTGTTATAGAGTTGTAGTAGTCGTAGGCGTTTCGCATCAGATCCGCTCCAAAGTTAGCGCCCACATCTTCGGCCCTCAATATAGGTGGCTGCGAAAATGCGCGTCCGATAATTTGAGGAGTTTTTTTCTCTGCTTGCTCAAAATCCCTATCGAAGTTCTTTCCGACGAACGGAACGAAGTCCGGCTTTTGCTCTCCGTTCTTTATGTTGATGTAGAGCAGCTTGCCGGCATTCATGTCTCCCTGGAACTCGCGCAGCTCTTCCTTCGTCTCCTCCTCTTGCTTTTCGGAATTCGAAGTATTGTCGTAGTCAACGACCATTCCGGACGGCAAAAAGTTATTCTTTACGTTTCGCTGAGTTATGTTCGAGAGTCCTTCCTCGTTGGACATATCCGTCACAGCCGCTTCGAAAATCGGTGTAGGATAAACTTTCTGCCCTTTATTCGAGAAGTAGAAAATTTGCCCTTTGTAGCCGTTCCAGCCGCCGGCTTCCGCGACTTCTGCATCAATCACTTCCGGATCGGGATTAAAAAAGTGAAAATGCTCTATGTCTTTCTGACGGAACTGACGGAGCTTGGTATAGCGCCGGCCCCAGTCCGGATGCGCAGCGAGCCGGTTGAAGTTGCCCTCCTCATCCAAATTTTCGAACCTCAACCATTCGAACGGAAAGTGAGATGCAGAGACAATTTCATGCAAAGCATTATAATTGACATGAATTGCAAAACCTCCGAAGCGAGCATAATCTTCGCCTACCGACTGAAGCAGCGCATCCACCGTCGTGCCTTTGCTGTCGCATACCGCCGCATAAAAATCTGCGTCTGCGAAACCGCGGCCGACAATGAACTTCGTGTAAATAGATGTGCACGAGTTGCCGGTAACAGACGCTTCCACTATCTCAGCGATTCGCTGCGGAAAGTCATTGTACTCTCCGTATGTTTGTATTCCCAAACCGCGATTGCTGTAAGTGTCCAGGCGCTTCTCTGATTTTAATCTCGAAACTTTCATTGTTTTTTTCTTTTTATCAAAAATTCGGCTGCTCAGAATGCTCTTCCAAGCAACCGAACTCTAATTGCGACGGCAGCTCGTTTATTTTTGCTTGCGCGTGCTCTTCTTCGATTTTTTCGGAGCGGCTGCCGTTGGTGCCGCTTTCTTCTCTTCCACATCTTCCGGAGCGTCCAGCTTGGAGATGTATTTTTTAGCGAGCTCGCGCCAGTTGGCCGGATATTTCGAGAAGAATTTGAGATAGTCCGGATTCGTGCCGAGATGATAGAGCGCCAGGTCGTCAGTCAGGTTGAGCCGAGTGGCGAGCCGAGAGCTGTCATTCATATTGCGCACATCGCGAAGGAGTGCGCCGGCTTTGAGAGTGAATTTCATTTCTGTTTCCATATCCTTGTTTGTTTTTTGGGTGAGAAGCAAGATGTAGGCGTCTTTCCAGCAATCTCCGCAGCTTGTATTTATCTGCTGACGGAAGTAAGACTCATACAATGCTTCTGTGGCGGCGCGGAACTCGGAGCTGGAATGAACGAGGCCGCTCACTTCCCTCTCCGACAGTCCGCTGTATCGCGCCTTATATTCGTCGAGAGTCATTGCTGGCTAAGCGCCGTCGAAGACTAATGACTCTAGGGCAGTTTCGGTAGCTTCGAGCGAAGTGCTGTAGAAACTGAGAGGCAGCTGGCTCTCGCGAGCATTGTCTTCGCTCGCAAGATTGAATGTGTACAGAACGCCGTCAGCATCAGAGCTTGCTGCCTGAAGGTCTGACATTCTGAGTCCGCTCTCCCAGCCGTAAACTTCGTATTTCGTCTCATCATTTTGCGAATCGCTGTTCTTGACGATCGCGATTACTTTACCATTGGCGAGCTTATTGAGCTCATCCTTGGTATTTTGAGACTTGGAAAATACGCGCACTACCGCGCCATGCACGAACGAGTTGATGTATGTGCCCTTATTCAGAGCGACAGTTGCCTCGAAAGCGTTCTTGTGCGAAGTGTAGCGATAGCCGAATTTGGATGTCTTCATCGTTAGAGTGGAAAGCACATTGCCGGAGAGAGAGCTGGCATCGCGATCCACTTCATCGAAGTTGAGCAGAACAATGTCGGCTTCAATCGAGGCGAGCGAGTTCTTGCACGCAGCGAGAACGAGATTCTTGGATAAATTTCCGCAGTTCATATTGCTTTAATTTTTTATTCGTTTTTAAAAGAGCGCAGAGGCAGATATCCGCGACTGCGCTCCGGTTATAGTGACGATACACGATTCTTAATAGCCGTATACGAGACGCTTGTCGTTCAGGAGCTTCGCATCGAGCTTATCCTTAAGAAGAATATAGTTCTTGCGAGAAGTCTTGTCGTGCCAGATATCGAACTCGCCGTACGCCTCTTCGGAAGGAGTTCCAACCGCGAGATTCGCTTTCTCCACAAGAACCGCTCTATGCGGCTTGTAGTAGGTGGTGCCAAGATCATTGTAGCTCTGGATAAGGCTGTCCCAGATAGGCATAGGTATAACCGGCACGCCGAGGAAAGTAAGCGACTGAATGCCGTCTACGAGATTCTTGTAAGTGCTTTCGATTCCTTTGTCCGTGAGATATTGCTGGTATGCGTCAGCGATAGACTGAGTGACGATGAACATCATATTCTCTTTCTTGCCGCGCATCTCCACCGGTGCCTTGTAGTACATATCGCTGAGGAGCGAGTATGCGGCAGCCGCATTCATAGCGGACATTTGAGCACTCTTAGAGGTTTTTGCGTTAGCCGTGACTGAGACTGTAGGAGCTCCGCCGGTTACGGCAGCTTCGAGCTGCTTGAACAGACCGTCGATGATATTGAAATATGTCTTGTCGACTCCTACGGTTATGATGCCGCCGTCAACAACTGTGACTTTGTCGCTCGTGTCCTTGGAATAGTAGTTCGTATCTGCGACAGCATTGCCGGTTGAGGCGGTTCCGGAGAGATAGATGATAGTGCCATTTGCAAATGCGCACTTAACAGCTCCGGTAACAGTTGACTCAACCTCAACATATACGGTTCCGACGAGTTGCTGGCCGACTGTCTGCTCAGTGAGCGCAGCTTTCGGCAGCTGGCTTTCATGGTAGTTGTCGGCATCGGTATCATTGAACCATATCAGACGATAGAGGAAGTCCTTGACGGCGTTCGTGAGCACTTGCACCACGATTGCCATATAGTCGGTGTCAGTGAGATCGTCTACACGCGTGCCTCTATTGAGAGCGTAAACAGCAGCGGTGGATTTAAGGTCCTCTGCACATTCGGAAATGAACACCTCCCACTCTTTAGGCTGCCATGTTACTTTTCGGGTGTTGATAGACCAGGACTGAGCGGTAGGATTGCAACCTTGACCGGCTTTACCTACGAGTCCGGAGCCGCCGATGAAGCCGATCTCCTTATCGTACACCACGCCGGAGAACAGCTGGTGGATAAAATTGATGTCAGGAGCATGAAGGAGCTCATCGAAGACAAGCTCGTTGATGTCTCGAATTTGTTCAGCAGTGAAAGTAAAGTTGCTGAATGAAAGAATACTTGCCATAATAGTAGATATTTTTTGTTGTTACTTCTTCGTTGCTTTAAGGGCCTCCTTTACGGCGCTCTTCCTCTCTTCGCGAGAGAGCTGCTTGTTGCCCCTGTTCGACTGGGCGCTGGACACTCTGTTGCCAGGCACATAGTTGCTCTTGATGTTCTTCTTCATCTCGCGGATGAGATTCTGAGCCTCTGAGAGAGCTTCGCGGAGCTGCGCATTTTCACTCCGGAGATTTTCCACCTCTTCCGGATCTGCAGACGCTTCGCGGATTTCGGTAATAACGCCTTCTGCGATAACAACTACGCGGCCGTCAGGAAGAGTGAACTCTCCGTCGGGAGATGCAGCCATTCCGACCGTAAGCTCATCGCTTTCGCTTTCGGTGGTAAAAAGCACGGTGCCGTCTTCGGATGTGAACTCGTGATTTTCAGCACTGGCTTCCTGGATTTGGGTGATAACGCCCTCGGCGATAGTCACGGTTCTGCCGTCAGCAATGACAAATGTTCCGTCNGGAGATGCAGCCATTCCGACCGTAAGTTCGGCGGAATCGCCTTCTGTAGTGAACAATACCTCGCCTTCCGCATCCACGAACTCATAGTTGTATGAGCCGCCGAGCAGAGCGCCGATCTTGTTGAGCAGAGCATTGGCAGATTTTTTAATTTGCTTGATGTTCATAGCGATTGTTTTAGATTGTTTTAAGTTTGTATTGTATGAATTTATCTTCGAAATGAATCCCCAGGAGAGGAGTTCCTGAGCTGTGCGCTGCTTCTCCTCGTTCATGATTTCCTGAAGTTCCTCGTAAGTTTTATCGGTGCGATCTGCATAGATGTTTAGAATCTTGTCTTGGAGCATCCGTGTCTCTTCGGCAGCCGCCTCGAGCTCATCGGCGGTACCGCCATATGCATAACCCCAGACTTTATGAATGAGCGCAAGCGCGTTTGGATTAGCGGACCGATATTCTCTTGGAGCCGCGAGCAGAAGGCATACTGCCATGGAGTGACACGCTCCCTCAATATTCATATGAATAGTCTTTCCGGAAGTGCGCAGATAGTCATAGATCGCAAGACCTTCCTCCACCTCGCCGCCAGGGCAATGAATATCGAACTTAAAGTCTGTCTCGTCCGGATTGCCCTCAAAGAGCTTCTGGACGAACTCGAGCGAGAACACTCCGCTTTCATCATCCCAGCTGTACCACCAGCGATTGTCCTCGTTGGCTATTACATCGTGAAGTTTTATGGTAATCATCTGAAATTATATTTTGCGTATGCTATACGCATTCCTTGACAAAAATAATGATATAAAACCGTATAATGTTGGTAAATGTTTATCCCATACAATCCGGCTGCACTTTTTTCTCCATTCGCTTTATTATTTTTCGGACATTCTCCTCGCATGTAAAGCAGCTGTGCGACACTTCCGCATAAGATTCCATTTTGGATAAACCTGACGCCCTGACTTCCGCGAACTTTTCGAAAATTGCAATATAGCGCTCCGTCGAAGCGTTCAGAATGCCAGCATCCGTCATCATTCTGCGCTGCTCCGGTGGAATGCTTGTTGCCAGTTCATAGACAGTCATAGCTGCGTAGCATTATAATTTCGCGCTGTCTTCGACGCGCACATATTCGCGGCGCGCTCTTTCGTACTGCTCTATGGCAATATGCGGCGGATTGGCGCTAAGCGCTTCGCTCACTCGCTCGCCTATCTTCCGCGCCAGGATATCGTAGTCGAGCGGAGCGCCTTTGGTGTCGCGCTCCTGGCTCCGGCTTCCGATAGCGGCAGCGGCATAGCCGGTATTCGGTATAGATGCATTCTTACCGATGTAAGAGATAAGATTGAGCAACTCCGGAAATGCGGCCGATGCATCCTTGGCTATTATACGCTCCCCTCCCTCGGTATTCACAAGCACACCTCCCTGCTCGTGAGTGCCTCCCTTCACAAGTCCACCGATGCGAGCGGTCGGAACCGGCTCCGACAGAACTGCCGCAAGCTGAGCTGCTCCGGTGGCGGCCGCAAGAGCCGTAAGAACTCCGGTGGATGCACCGAAGTCCATTTTTGGAACTTCGGCCCATATACGCATGATAGCAGCTGCAGTGTTGACGGCAATCTGCATCGCTGAGAGCGCTTTGGAGCGGATTGCTTGCTTGCGCTCGATTTCCGCTTTCTTCTTGTCGAGGTCGGCTTCCAGGTCTGCCACTTGCTTGTCATACTGGCGCTGCGATATAAGACCGGCTTTCAGTCTTTTGTCGAGTGCTGCCTTCTTGGCGTCATTGTCTTTTTCGTAGCTCAAGAGCTGCTTGCTTTCCAAGCTCGTCATCATTGCGCCAAGATTGCCGGCTATCTCAAAGGCGCTGTCAGCGTACATTTGGACCGCTTCAATCTTTTGCAAATTGTAGTTTGCGACGAGCTCTGCAAGAGACTCTTCGAGTGCAGCGCGTGCGGAAGAGCCTTCCTCGTACAGTTCAATCTCCTTTTCGAGATATTCTTTTTGGAGCCGGTACTGATCTTCCTTGCTCTCCCAGGCAAGTTGATAATCTCTATCGAGTTGCGCTTCGCGGAGATCCGCTTCCTTGCCGGCAAGAGCCGCTTCTTCCTGATAAGTGGCCAGACCGGCTTTCTTTTTTTCAGCGATTATCTGCTTGTTTTTTTCGATTTCCATTCGCAAGCGCTCCGTCTCCTCAACCGAGAACTGCCGGAGATCTCCCTTATAGCGCTCATCGGCAATCTTGCTGATATTATCGGCAATCTGCTTCTCGTTTGCCAGCCTGATAGCGCGCTCTTCTTCAGCCTGGCGCTCTGTCATCTG